TGAATGGGACAAGTATTATCCAGAAGTTGAAAAATTAGCAGATAACTTAGAAAAAATTCTAATAAAAATAGGGAATGCAACAAAGGAGGAAATTTCAAATGGATTTAAAACTTAGAGATTATCAGAAAGAAGTTCTAGACATAATAGATAAATTAGAACCAGGTTCTTACTTAATTCAAATGGCTACTGGATTAGGTAAAACGGCAACATTTACAAATATAAAAAGAAAAGGTCGTGTATTAGTCTTAGCACACAGAGAAGAACTAATAACACAACCAGTAAAATATTACAACTGTCCAGTTGGAATAGAGATGGCTAGTCAACATTCCAATGGAGAAGAAGTTGTAATAGCTTCAATAATGAGTTTAACACATAGACTAGAAAAATTCAAGACAGATGAATTTGACATGATAATAATAGATGAAGCACATCATGCGGCAGCACAAAGTTATAAAAAGATAATAGAATATTTTAAACCACGACTTTTATTAGGATTTACAGCAACTCCTAACAGGGGGGACAATGTAAGACTAGATGATGTATTTCAAAAAATAATATTTCAAAAAGATTTAAAATGGGCAATAAAAAATAAATACTTAACAGATATTGAGTGTTTAAGAGTAAACATAGGATATGATATTTCAAAAGTAGCAAGAAGAATGGGAGATTTTGCAACAGGAGAATTAGATAAGGCAATGAACACAGATATTTTAAATGGAGCAATATCAGAAGCATATCAAAAATATGCAAAAGGACAAACTTTAATATTTGCAACATCAGTTGAACATGCACAAAATATAGCAAAACTTATACCAGGAGCAGTAGCCGTTACAGCAGAAACAAAAAATAGAGCAGAACTAATACAGAAATTTACTAATAGAGAAATCCCATGTCTAGTAAATTGTATGATATTTACAGAAGGTACAGATATGCCACTTGTTGAAACTGTAATGATTGCAAGACCAACTTCCAATAGTTCTTTATATACACAAATGGTAGGTAGAGGATTAAGACTTTATCCAGGAAAAGAAAAATTAATATTAATAGATTTAGTAGGAACAACTGGTAGAGCAAATCTTTGCACGGCACCAACACTATTGGGAATAGATATGGAAAATGTACCAAAATCAAAACAAGATGAGGTTCAAGGAGACTTATTTGAGTTACCAGAGTTAATTCAAAATATATCAGATGTGCCAGAAAGTTGGATAAAAAACATAGAAATAGTGAATCTTTGGGCAAGAGGACAAGATTATAATACACATAATGTAAATTGGTTTAAAATGCCAAATGGCGATTTTGTATGTACTTTAAAAAATTCTAGATTAATAATTCCAGCACAAGATGAATTAGGAGAAACAACATTATGTGGTAAAAGAATGAAAATGCAAGAAGCTTTTGATTTGGCTTATACATATTTATGTGAGAATTATCCAGAACAAAAATATATATGGGATATAAAACAAATAAAAAAATGGGGAAAATCAGAAGCAAGTGAAAAACAAAAAACAATAATAAAAAGAATGTGCAAAGATTTAGATGTTAGTGAATTAACAAAAAGCGAAGCAAGTCAAATATTAAATAGATTATTGTACAAAGGAGCATAAAATGCAAAAAGGGAGAAGTTTTGAAAAACAAATTGAAAAAGTAATAGATTATATTGAAAAATTAGGATTTCATGGGCATAAGAATTATGCAAAAAGAACATCAGAGGGCCTTTATCTAGAAGGAGAATGTTTTGATTATGAAATATTTTTACCAAACAGACATGACTGTTTTGATGCAAAAGAATGTAAAACAGATACGTGGCATATTGTAAAGAAAGATTTAAGGCAAACAAACGAATTAAAAAAGTGTAAAAATGCAGGATGTAATGCTTATTTTCTTGTGTGCTTTGAAAATAATTATGTAAGGCAAATTGATGTAGATATAGTTATTGATTATTTAAAACAAAATAAAAAATCAATAAAAAAAGATGGTTTGCCTAGTTGGGAATTAATTGAAAATATAAAAAGGAGTAAATAAGATATGAAAATATATTGTGGTGGTAGAGCAAACGGAAAGACTATGAAAGCAATTCAATTATCAGTAGAAAAACAAATGCCAATAATATGCTGGAGTTATGAACATAAAAAGCAAATAAAACAAACTGCTAAAAAAATGAATGTAAAATGGATAATACCAGAACCAATATTGGCAACAGAAGTAAGAAAAAAAGTAATAGGTAATAGAAGAGGTTTAATAGTTGATGATTTAGATATTCTTTTAAGAATGATATTAGATGATAATGTTTATTATGCTACTATGGAAGATTGTAATATAGAAAAGTTAGAGAGGAGTAAATAAGATATGGAAAAATATAATTTAAAAAATAAAACAGATATAAAAATGCATAATGTATTATTTGCAACAACAAGTGAAAGAGATTATGAGATGGAAAGGTTATTATTGCTAAAAGATATGCCTGATACAGAATATAATGAATTTGTTTTAGTAGATGGATATCATTGTAGTTGTTATGATTTTGATGAGACTAACTGGGATTGCACAAAATTAACTAAAGATGAATTAAATAAATTGCTAGAAAAAACAGAAGAGTGGGAAACATTAAGAAAAGAATTAAAAGAATTTTTAGCGAGATATTAAAAGGGGGTACATAATGAAAGAAAAAAATAAAAGAACAACTAAAGATAGTATTGAATATTTGGAATTGCAGTGTATTGTTAATAATAGAATACATAACTATATTTCAAAGTATCATAATTACCCTAAATACATCAAATTACCTTTATGGATATTTGACTGCTTAAAACAAACAATGTGTGAAGTAGATTTAAAGATAGATTATAAAACAGAAGAGTTTACATTCTTTAATTTAAAAGTTTGTGAAACTGTTAGCATAGAAAAACCAGAAGAAATCGAGGTGTTTTAAGTGAAAGAAAATAGTAGAGAAGATAGAGTTAATATATTAAAAATAGAATGTTATATTACAATAAATGATGAGAAAGAGCCAATCTTAAATATTGGTACAAGCTTTTCAAATATGATAGAAAGTGAAGAATTTAAGTATTATAATGATGAGTTACATAAAAATATTAAACCAGTTTTAAATGATTTAAAACAAATGTTACTAAACACATTAGAAATGGAGGAAGAATGAGAAATAGTATAGAAGAAGATATGAAAATATTAGAAGAAATAATAAAAGGAAACGAAGATTGTATTAATGCAATATACAGTCAAATGAAAGTAAAAAATGACAATGATGAAGATATACAATATTATAAAAAAGAAATACAAAGCATTAAAAATATAGTAAATAATTATTTAAAAGAAAAAGCAAGAGCAGATAAATTAGAAAAAGAATATAGTGCAATGTTAACAGAATCAGATGAAAATGAATGTGATTATAAAAAGTTACAAGAAGAATTTCAACAAGTAGACCATGAATGTGAAAGATTAGAAGAAAGAGAAGAAATATTAAATAAATATAAATTAGCGTTATTTATGGTTATAAGAAATTCTATGGTAATGCCACAAGGTATTAAATTAGGTAAAACAGATAAAGAAATCAATGAAATGTCTTATGAAACTATGTGTTCAGTATTAACTATGATTAATTATGACCAAGCAGAAAAATTTTATAAGGAGGGTAATGGTGGAAAATAGTAATGAAGAAGATATAAAAATGTTAGAAAAATTAGATTATTTACTTGATGATGTATATAGTACTGGATTAGTCAACGATGGGGAAAGAAACAAATATCAATACGCAATAGAGCATATTTTATCAGATTATAAAAGAGTATTAAAAGAGAATGAAGAACAAAAAAAGAATTAAAGCAAAAAAACAAGCAGATAGAAAGATATCAAAACATAATGATATGTTACATGTAATAGAGTGTGAGAACAAAGATAAAAAAATAGATTTAATGGCAGAACAATTAACAACACCAATTCATGATAAAAAGTAGGTTAAAGAATATTTTGAAAATAAAGCAAAAGAAAGAAGGTAAAGAAATATGAAAATGTATTGTAAGATAAAGAGACCAGATAATACAAAATATCAAATAGAAAAAGGAACAAAAGTGGTAATTCAAGAAAAAATAGATGGAAGTAATACTGCAATTTATAATGATAATGGAAAGATAAGATTATATAGCAGATCTAATGAATTAACAGGAGAAAATGGATTAAATGGATTTGTTAAATATGCTAGAAAAAGAGAAAACAAAATACTAGAATATTTACCAATTGGATATGTATTATATGGCGAATGGTTAAATCAAGGAAAAATAAACTATAATTCACTAGCTAAACAAGGAAAAATAGAACCATACTATGCATTTGATTTGGTAAAAGAGATAGTGGATAAACCAACAGAAGATGAAGATTTTACAAGAATATTTGCAAGTATAGAAGAAATGAAAGATATATCAAATAAAATAGGATTTAAAACAGTACCAGAAATAGCAGTAGAAAATCTAACAAGTTATGTAGAGTTAAAAGAAAAATATGTAGATAATCAAAAATCTGCACTGGAAGGGACAGACTGTATAAGAGAAGGAATAGTAATAAAAACATTAGATGGAGAAAAAAGAATAAAAATAGTTGGAGATAAATTTCAAGAAGTGAAACATATAAAAAATTCAGAAACCAAAAGCCCATATGCTTTTTTAGATAAGTATATTACACCTATGAGAATATGCAAATTTTTAACACAAATAGGAATAGAAAATCCAAAGGCAGAAGATTATAGGGAAATATTTAAAAAATTAGATATAGTTGCTAATGATATTTTAGAAGAGGAAAAAGAACAAATATTAAAAGATATAGCAAGAATAATCAAAAAACAGGCTATTCCTAACATAAAAGAATATGTAGATAATAACTAAAAGTAGGTGATACAAATGACTAAAACAATAAAGAATCTATTAAATGCCAAAGAATTAATAGAGAAAAAGATAAATTTAAACAATAATTTACTAGAGACAATAAAAGTATTAAGGCAAGATGAAAATAACCTAAAAGACGAAAATGATGCTTATGAGATAGCATTAAAACTAATTAAGAAAAGGCTAAAAGAAGAATATAGAAGGTTGAGTACAATTATTTAATGTGGAGGTATACTTATGACACGAGAAGTACTAAAAATTTATAAATATAATCAAAAATGGATAAAAGACAGGCTTGAATACATAGAAGAATATAAAGCAAGTATAGAAAATATAACATCAGTATTATCAGATATGCCAAAGGGAAGTAAAGAAGTTCAAGATAGCATGGCAGAAAAAATAGCGATTTTATTAGATAATATAAATGAATTGCTAGAAAGAATAGTAAGAGAACAAAAAAATCAAAAGCAAATATTAAATCAATTAGATAAAGTAGAACAACCATACAAGTTAATTTTAGAAAAAGTATACATACAAGGTAAGACACTTGTAACAACAGCGAGTGAGATGGACTATAGTTATGAACATATGAAACATATGAATGGTATAGCTTTAAATAAATTTGATAAAGTTAACACTAAATAGCACTGAAACGCACCATAGAAATATGATATATATATAATCAAGAGAAATGTAAGTAGAAAATAAAGAGTAAGTACAAGCCCCTTTTTGTATTTGCTCTTTTTATTATGATGTTATGAAAGGAAGAAGGAAAATGGGAAGTAAAGAATTTTTAGACGAGTGCAAAGAAGAAGTAAGATGTTATACACAAGCACATTTAGATAAAACTGACAATACATCAGTTTCTTTAGATGATGTTTTTGTTGTTTGTTATTGTAAAACATTACAGAATCATAAAGCACTATTAAGTACAAGATTACCAGATGGTATGTATTATGAATGTACATACAACGGTGACAAAAAAGAATTATACTTTGATGCATATAAGAAATTTGAAAATAAATGCATAAAAATAGATTAAAATTAGTTATTACCAGATGCTAGGTAACTGATAATATAAAGTTTGTTATGTTTATTTGATATGGCAGACCTCCTTTCAAGTTATTTTTTTATATAAACTTTTACTGAACTTTCCTAGCGAGTTCTAATATATTTGTAAAATAGTATGTAACGATATATAAAACAATCAGAAATCTGGTTTAACGTATTAAATTACGGTTTATGTTCCGCCTGCTTAAAAGAAAAACTTAGGAGCATATATAGAGCTGAGCTACATTTATATCGTTACATAGTGTTTTATAAATAAAAGAAAAGAGGAAAAGAATGGCAACAATAATTACAATATTATTAATAATTATATTAAGCCCAGCAATTTTATTTGCTGGATTTTTAGTATTGTTTGCAATAGCTGGTTTATTAGCAATTTTAGCAATACCGATTATAGGGTTAATTAGTTGGATAATAGATAAATTATTTTAAAATAAAAGAAGGTGTACATATGACTAATCAAGAAAGAATAAAAAAATACAAAGAAGAACACTGCTCAAGATGCAAAAATAAAACAAAGAACGATTGTGAAATAAGAGTTTTTCAAAATGGAGATGTAATATGTACAAAGTGTGTGTATTATGAGCGAGAAAATTAACTATGCAAATTGTATGCAAAGAAGATGCGATGAGTGCAAGCATTATGACTATTGTTTTAGATATAGACCAAGAAAGGAGAAAAAGAATGAAATTCAAAATAAATGGAAACACTTGGGAGATATTAACAATATCAAATACAGAAATAGATAATATAGAAGGCAATAATGGAGAAAACTTCATTCATGGAACTACCAGATATGGATTAAATAAAATTTTTATTAATGAAGATACTCCAGAACAATTAAGAACATTAAAGCACGAATTGGTGCATGTATGGCTATATGAATATGGACATAGACCAGATGAAAAAAGATATAATGAAGAAGATATTTGTGAAATAGTAGCAAGTATTAATGATTTTATAAATGAAATAATAAATAAGTATTTTCGCTAAATTTCGACAAACTTTTCAAAGAGAATATGATAAAATCCTCGAAAAAGGAGAAATGAAGTATGTGTTTTAAATTTCAATGTATGAATTGTGTAGAAGATAAAGAATATTATGCAATTAAAGAAGGATATACTCATAGGCCAATACCAATTAGGAATAAACAAATTAGAATAGAAGAAACAAAAATGATTAAGGACAAAGATAAATATTTGCTGACATGCAAATGTCCTATTTGTGGAAAAGAAAATACAATAGAATTAGATGAAGGACAAAAAAATGCTTATCTTGTGTATACAACAGAATTTCAAAATTTTCAAAATAAAGAAGATGATCTAATAGCTCAGGAAACTTTAAAAGAAATTAGAGAATGTTGTTATGGTATTATAACAAGAGAAATGATAGAAAGACTAAATAACAACTTAAACAAGCTTAAGAAAATAAAGGATATACAAGTTATAAATAAAAATATAGATTGCTCATTAACAGGCAAAGAATTTATAGATATAATTGAATCCTTAATGGAAGAGATAAAATAGAAATAAAACAGAGAGCTTACAATAGTAGACTCTTTTATTATAGAGAAAAAGCATGAATATGAATAAAAACATAAAGAAGGTGATTAGATGGCAAATGAAAAAAACTTAAAACCTGTACGAACCAAGGAAGAAGCAAGAAAAAGGGGTAGACAAGGTGGGATTAAATCTGGAATAGTAAGAGCACAGCGAAAAACATTAAGAGAAGAACTAATAGCATTGCTAGAAACTAAAGTAGAAGATAAAACAATACAAGAAAAAATAAGTTTTTCACTTATTCAAGAAGCTTTAAGTGGAAATGTAAAAGCATTTGAAACCATTAGAGATACAATAGGAGAAAAACCACAAGACAAGGTAAATATATCTGGAGAAGTTAATAATCCATTTTCAGGAATGACAACAGAAGAGTTGAGAAAGATATTAAATGAATAATAATATAAAAGAAGAATTAAAAAAACAAGCACGTTTGGAATTAGCCAGACGTGATTTTTTTGAATATTGTAAATTAACTGCACCAGATTTTTATAAAAATGATAGACACTTCTTGAAGAATATGTGTAACGAATTACAAGACTTTTATGAAAGTGATGATAGAATTTGTGTAATAAATATGCCACCTCGACATGGTAAATCAAGAACTGCAGGAAAATTGGTTGAATGGGTATTTGGAAATAACAATAAAGAAAAAGTAATGACTGGTTCATATAATGAAATATTATCAACAACATTTGCAAAATCAGTAAGAGACACAATAGCATCAGAAAAGACAGAAGGAATAATAGTATATAATGATGTATTTCCTAATACAAAAATAAAATTTGGCGAATCTAGTGCAAACAAATGGGCATTAGATGGAAGTGGACAAGCAAATTATTTAGCAACATCACCAAAAGGAACGGCAACTGGTTTTGGATGTACTTTAATGATAATAGATGACTTAATAAAGAATGTTGAAGAGGCGTACAACGAAAATGTTTTACAAAAACAAATAGACTGGTTTAACAACACAATGCTATCAAGAACAGAAACAGGATTTAAGTTAATAATTATTATGACCAGATGGTCTAGTAATGATTTAGCAGGTTATATATTAGAAAACTATGACAATGTGAGACATATAAACTATAAAGCAGTTCAAGAGGATGGCTCAATGTTGTGTGATGCAATTTTAAATAAAGAAGACTATGAATTAAAAACTAAAAATATGAACAAAGATATTATATATGCTAACTATCAACAAGAACCAATAGATGTAAAAAATAGATTATACACAGCATTTAAAACTTATGAAAAATTACCACCAGCGCATTATATTATGAATTATACAGATACTGCAGACGAGGGCAATGATTACTTATGTTCAATAAATTATCAAATGTATAATGAAGAATATTACATATTAAATGTAATTTATACACAAGAAGCAATGGAAACTACAGAGCCAGCAGTTGCAGAAATGCTAACGAAAGACAATGTTGGAAATGCAAACATAGAAAGTAATAATGGTGGTAGAGGATTTGCAAGAAATGTAATAACAAACTTAAGGAATTTAGGTAACAGGCATACAAATGTTAGATGGTTTCATCAGGGAGACAATAAGGTTGCAAGAATATTAAGCAATTCAACAGGAGTAATGAACAATGTGTATTTTCCTATTAATTGGGAAGATAAATGGCCAGAATTTGCAAAACATTTAAAACATTATGTAAGAACTGGAAAGAATGAACATGATGATGCTGAGGACTGCTTGACAGGTGTATATGAAAATCCAAAACCTAAAAATACAAATATGGAAATGACTAATAAGTCATTTATAAAAATGTAACACCTACTTAGTAGGTGTTTTTTTAATAGGAGGAAAAGATGTTAAGATATAGCAAAGAAAAATTAGCAGAAGAAAGAAGTATAACAGATATATATTTTAAAGCACAAGAAGAATTAGATATAAGAAAAGAATTATATGAGAAGTTCAGAAGAAAGCTAACAGATGAAGAACTAGCAAGCCTAGATGATGAGGACATAAAAGTACCACTTGAAAGATATATAAGTGTTATGTCTGCTGGTTATTTTGGAGGAAAAGCACCGACATATAAAGTAAAAGCATTTAATAAAGATAAAGACAAAATAATTAAAGAATTATTTAATCACGAAACTAATGATGAACAAGAAATTAAAGAAATAGAAGAGTTAATAAAACATATAGTTGATTATAACAACGATGGTTCACATTTCTTACATATGGTATTAGATTATTTAGTAAAAAGAGCATGTTATGAAATATATTATAAAGATGAAACAACAGGAGAAATAACAATAGCAAGAAGTGATGCATTAGAAACAGTTGCTATATGGGATTATTCATTGCCTAAGAATCTAATAGGAATATATAGAATAATTCGTACATATATGGCAAATGGCGAATATCAACAAATGGTAGAATTAACAACAGCAGATGGAAAAAGATATTATTATGATACACCTGAAAAAAGAAAGTTGTTTGGCACATCGGCTTATGAACAAGAGTTCAAAGACGAACCATTATTTAAAGAAAATGAAGAAGAAAAACAGCCTAAAAAATGGGATGATGATATTCCTGCAACAGCAATAGAAAATTGCGACGGAATGGCGATATTTGAACCAGTAATAAGTTTAATAAAAGCATATGAAAGATGTATTCAAAATTCAAGAAATGTATTTAAGTATAATGATGAAGCAATATTGAAAGTTATAGGATATCAACCAGAAAATCCAATGATTATCCAAAATGAAAAAGGCGAAGATATCATAAATCCAGCAAGGCAAAAAGAAGATGAATATGTATTAACAAGCAGAGTTAGATATTTAGATGGAAACAAAGATGTAAATAGCGACATAGCTTGGGTTGAAAAGAATGTAAATGATACAGCATTACAGAACCATAAAAAGACATTAATGGATATTATATGTTTATGCTCATTCTGCCCTAATATGACAGACCTTGGATTTACATCAGCTGATAATAATTCAGCACTTGAAAAGAAATTCTTTAGCTTACAACAGTATATAGCAACATTTGAAGGAGATTTTCTTGAGGGATTAACAAGAAGATGGAGAATAATATTGGAAAAATTTAATAAAGAAAAAGGTAAAAGTTATGACTTTAGAGATATAGAAATAAAACTAAATAGAAATTTACCTTCTGATAAAGCAACAGACATAACAAATGCATTGAAAGTAAGAGGTTTATTACCAGATGAAACGGTTATAAATTTATTAAATCTTGATTTAGATGCAACAAGTGAATTGGCAAAAATGGATTTACAAAACGAAGAAAATATTCAGAAAAATTTAGAACAAATGCAAATCATGGGACAAACAGGAACAGAACAAAATAAAGAAAACAAACAAGATGACAAAGTAACAGATTTAACAGATGAACAAAAAGTTCAGAAGTTAACAGCAGATAACAAGAAAGAACAAAGCAAAATAGTTAATAAGCAAATCAATAAAGAATAGAGGTGTTATAAATGCAAGGAATATTTATAATTCTTTTTTTTATTATCTTAGGTTTTTTTGGTGAAATGGGAAAAGATTTGTATCATTGGTTTTGGAAAGGTGATAGATAAATGAATATATGGAATTATCACGATACAAAAATGCAAGAATTAAAACAACTATATAATAAAACATCAAAACAAACTCAAAACAGACTTCAAGAACTATTTGATACATTTAATTTTACAACAGAAAACATCTATAATATTGCAGATAATAAAACTAAGAAAAGAATAAATACATATATAGAACAATGGAAAGAACAAGGACTATTAAAAAATAATAATTACTTTACTGTATTAGCAAACAATATTTATAAAAGAACAAGAGTAAAAAATAGTGAAATATTAGAATTACTTATTTATAGTGCATATATAGAAGAACAAAGTAAACTTGAAGAACAGGAAAAACAAATAATGTATGAAGATGCAAATTATTACTATGAAGAACGGACAAAAAGAAGTAAATAAAAAGAAAAAGCCATCAATATTAGCGATGGCTTTATTTCTTGCATTATTAGATCAACCAAATTATAGTGGATTTAATTGGAAACAATACATTGAAGCAACAATGCAGTATAATGCACAACAAATATATAAACAATTAATTTTAAATATACAACAACAAAAAGACCTAGAAATTGATTCTAATGAGTTTCAAATAATAATAAATAGGCAAAATAATCAAAAACTTAATATAAATAATGGCAAAATATCAGGTGCAGCAGATTTACAAATGATTGGCTTAAATAATCTAGCAAAAGTAGAAGGAATAAAAGAAGTAACGGAAGATAATTCAAAAGTTAGATTTATTGCAGTAGAAGATGATAAAACAACATTAATGTGTGATAGTTTAAATAATCAAGAGTTTTACATTAACAAAGAAAATGTATTTGATAGATATTATGGTGAGACACAAAAAGAATTAACAGTACAAAGAATTAGATGCAATGGATTAGTACTAGGTTTAAATCTCCCACCAATACAACATCACTTTCACTATTGTAGAAGTACAATTGTATATAATTCTAATAATGAGCATATTGAGTTAGAAACAGAAAAACAATTTAATATATTTGATACAAAATTTGAAAAAGATATAAAAGAAAAATACAATATTAAAAAAATGAATACAAGGCATATAGATAAAGAAGTTTTAAAAGAATTATTAAACAATATGAGTAGAGTATATAATGATTTTCCAAATATAAGAGGAAAGATTAAAGAAATAAAAGAAATAGACCATCCAAATGGTGGACTAGCAGTAGAATTACAAAAAGATGGAACATATGTAATGTATATAAATAAAAATAAATTTTATAATGGTAAAGTTCCAAAACAATTATATGAAATGGATGTTAAGAAGCATTTTCATCCTAACAACACAACTTATAAAGATATGTCAATACATGAAACAGGACATGTAGCAGTAACAGAAATAATAAAAAAATTAAATCATAACAATAATAATGCAATAGTTTTTGATAGCGAAAATAATATAACAGTAAATAAAATATTAAATAAAGCCTTGAATAAAATAGGTGTAAATGATATAAAAGAAAAAGATTTGCTAATAAGGAATATTTCAGGATATGCATATAAAGAAAGAGGACAAGAAATTATTGCAGAAGCATTTGCAGATTATTATGCTAATAAAGAAAATGCTTCATTATTAAGCAAAAACATAATAGAAGTTATGAAAGGGATGATTTAATATGATGCCTATGGAACACCCTTGGACGGATTGGCAAATAGATACACTAGGAGAAGAAAAAACATGGAAATGGAAAGAAAATACACCAAAGAAAATCATAGAAGAATATGAAGAATGGGAAAAATATTACAATGAAATGATGAGAATCAAATTTTAGCACGTACTTTAAAAAGTAGGTGCTTTTATTATGGAGGGATAGTAAATGTCAGATAAAGAAATTATTGAATACTTAAAGACAAATAAAGCTATTAGAGCAAATCTTCAAATAAGTGCAATTTTAAATATATTAGCAAGAGTAATGATACAAAAAGGATGGTTTACTGAAGAAGAATTTAATGAGGCGGTAGAAAAATCATTAGATATCGTAGCTAAAGAAATAATTAATAAGATGTCATTAGAAGAGAGAAACACAATTGAATCACAAATAAAGATTTCAAAGAACGATTTATTTGGCTCATTGTTTAATAATATGATTTAAATAAAATTAAAGGAGGATAAAATATGTATATAAATCCATTTTGGTGTGGAGTAATAGCCACAATATTAACAGAATTAACAGGAATAATAGGATATGCAATATATCTTAATATTAAAGAAAAAAATAAATAAGTTATTAACATTTAAAAATTATATAAGTATATAGTGGCGGAAAAGACACCGACAAGGTGGAAAATAGTAGACGCTAGGTTAAAATACATCAACTTTCTGCAGGAAGTATGTAGCCGAGAAGAGAAACTTTCATGTTAGGTGCAAATCCTAACCTATATACCAATTTAAAGAGCTAAGTCGACAGGCTCTTATTTTTTTGCCCTGGACAAGGCTCTAAAAGGTCTATTTTGTTTGGTTAGACTTCCGTAAAAAGTCAAATAGTTTGGTTATAACACCGTAAAAGTTAAGGAGGAAATGGTTATGGGAAATAACGAAGAAACAAAAAAAGATATGGTGCCTACTACCGAGAATGAGGAAAAAATTGAAACATCAAACGTAGAAGAGAACAAAGAAAAAACCTTCACAAGAGATGAAGTAAACAAAATGATTAATGCTGAAAAGCAAAAAGAAAGACAAGCGATTTTAGAAGAAATGGAAGCAAAAAAAGCAGAAGCGGATAAACTTGCAAAAATGGATGAAGACCAAAAAAAGTCTTATGAATTAGAGCAAGAAAGAGCTAGAGCAAATAAGGCTGAAAATGAACTAAATGCTTATAGACTAAAAGACGAAACAATTCGTCAAGCAAGTCAAAGAGGTATCTCATTAGGATACATAGAAACTATTGATTTTTCAAGAGAAACTGCTGAAAGTATCAATTCAAAATTAGATATATTTGAAAAAGTATCAAAAGCAGATAGAGAAAAAGCAATAAGTGAGTATTCTAAAGAGCCAGCACCACAAACAGGAGAAAGGGTAACTCAAAAAGATATAAGTCAAATGAGTTATACAGAATTGGCTGAATATCTAAATAAACACCCAGAAGTAAATTTATAAAAAGGAAGGTAATAAAAAATGGGAAAATTTGATTCAAAAAGTTTTAACGAAAAAGCATTTAAGTATTCAGTAGATAGAATACCAAATTTAAAAACAAACGAGTTAAAGAAATCAAGAGCTTTAACAGGAAATGAAGATATTAGAAAAGTATTTGCTGACGAAGATGGTACAGCATATGCAAGAATTGCTATGCGTGGACTATTAGAAGGCGATGCGGTAAATTATGATGGACAAACAGATATAACAGCAACATCAACAAAAACATTTGAAAGAGGTGTTGTAGTTGTTGGTAGAGCAAAAGGATTTGTAGAAAAAGATTTTTCTTATGATGTAACAGGTGGAAAAGACTTTATGCAAAATGTTGCTGAACAAATAGCAGACTATAAAGATGGATTAGACCAAGATACAATATTAGCAGTATTAAAAGGGATATTCTCAATGACAGGTGCTAAAAACTTAGAATTTGTTAACAAACATACAACAGAAGTAAAAGGAAATATTCAAGCAACAACATTAAATACAGCAACAAATAAAGCATGTGGAGCAAATAAAAAGAAATTCGCATTAGTATTTATTCACTCAGATGTTGCAACAAACATTGAAAACTTAAATTTATTAGAACACTTAAAATATACAGATAAAGACGGTATAACAAGAGAATTAGATTTAGGTACATGGAATGGAAAATTAGTAATAATTGACGATGATATGCCAACAAAAGAAGTTGAAGCAACATATGCAAAAACAGCTGATACAAGTATTACAACTGGAAAAACATATTATACAAAATCTGGAACAAAATATACAGTTGTTTCTAATCCGGTTGTTGGAAGCATAGGAGATTATTATGAAGTATCAGATGAAGCACATACAGAATATACAACTTATGTGTTAGGTATAGGTGCTATTGATTTTGAAGATGTAGGAGTAAAAGTACCATATGAAATGGATAGAAATCCATCAAAAAATGGTGGACAAGATACTTTATATATCAGACAAAGAAAAGTATTTGCACCATTTGGAATTTCATACGAAAAAAAATCTCAAGCTTCATTATCACCAACAGATAAAGAACTTGAAAATGGTTCTAACTGGGATTTAGTAAATTCTGGTGAAGAATCAGAAGAAGATAGAAGTTATATAAATCACAAAGCTATTCCAATTGCAAGAATAATTTCAAGAGGATAGTAGAAAGGAAGGCAATAGATGTTAGAACAAATAAAACAAAGATTAGGAGCAAATTATATTGAAGATACAGATAATATAATACAAGACATCATAGCAGATATGACTTCTATTGCCTGTGATGCTTCTAATCGTAAAAAAACTGATAATAAATTATTTCCATACATAAAAAAAGCCGTTATATCTGAATATAATGCTAGAGGTTCAGAAGGACTATTAAGTCGCAATGAGGGTTCTATTTCAAGTTCATTTAATGATATAGAAAAGAAATTAAGAATTGATGTTGCTTCAATAAGGATATTTAAGTAGTGTTATTACGAGATTTAACAAAAGTATATATATCCGAATATGAAGAAATAGAAGACCACGGAGAATCAGATAAAGTATGGAAATATAAAGGACAGGCTTGGCTAAATATGCAACAAGATGTCAACGAGTTAGATAGAAAGTCTACTGGTGAAGTGGATTATAGTACATATAAAGGTCGTACGACTAGAAATTATGATATACAAAAAGGTAATGGAATATCATTTGAAGATATCTCAAAATTAGAGAAGTTTATTCCGGAGTATAGAGTACTGGACAAAAATAAAATAGGAAGTACTTATGTATATAGAATGGAGAAAATACAATGATAAATTTCAATTGTAATATAAAAGTAAAACATAATTTTAAAAATATAGATGCTATAATTAAAAAATTACCGCAAACTGCAAAGATGGCAACTGAAGATGTATTAAAGAACATTAGAGGTTATGCTATAAAATTGGAAAAACGGACATAAGGAAGAAGGTATATTAGCTGAAATGATTGATATGTCTACTAAAGAAGTGAAACGGTCGTGTATATGCTGACCCTTCTAAATTTATGACTGAAAATGGACAATCATATTTATGGTTTGAGTATTTTGGAACTCGGACAATATGCGGAGCAAGAACACATAGGAAAAACAAAACACTTTATCGAATCAGGCTATACAGAATGGTATATACCTGTGAATAAAGTCGGTAGGTCATTAAGTTATCCAATTGTAACCATAAAAGGAGAACAATTCTATGTTGCAGTAGGCTCAAAAGCAAATCACTTTTTAAGTGATTCTGAATTTAAAAGTAGAAACGAAAATGCAGAAATAGTTAAGAAAAAATTAGATGAGATGTTAAAGGAGGTATGTAAATGAAAGATTTAAGTGAATTAGAGTTTAGTGATTTAGTATACGAAAAACTAGAATCATTGAAATATAAGCAAATATTAACAAATCCTACAACAACAAGTAAATTTCCTTGCCTAGAATTACATACACCTTTAAAATCTGTGAATAAAACGGAAAATGCATTTCCAATTCAATCAACATTCCAAATATCAATAACTTGTTGGAATGAAAAGCAACGTCAAGCCATGCAAATGACAGATGAAGTTGATACAAAACTTCAAGAATATAATTTTATAAGGACAAATACCAGCCCTGCAATGTATGATCCTATATTGCAAAAATACGGTATAACAATAACATTTGAGGTTCGTTATAATTCAATAACGGCCTCTTTTAATTTTATAAGATAATAGGAGGAATTTTAAATGGACCCAAAAACAAGTACAATGACAAAATTGTTTCATGCAGATACATTAGAAGACTTAAAAACACAGGCTAAAAGAAAACAAATAGCTTTTGTACAAAGTATACCAGAATTTTTAAAAGCACCAGAAGGAGTGACTTATAGTGCTTTAGATATTCCGGATGAAAGAATGGCAGAAGGAAGACAGAAAGCAGAAAATCTAGAAATAGAAATATTATTTAAAGAAGACCAATATGATGAATTAAAAGCACTACAAACTGCAAAAACAAATGGCTATTGGGCAATCCAATTACCAGAAAGCACAGCTTCAGAGGCAGGAAAACCATTAACATGGTACTTTACTGGAACATGTTATGTTGGAATGAGTGAAATTGCTATAGATGATATGTTAAAATCAAAATTAACAATTTATAGAAGCTCAGAAATACAAGAAAGTAAAGGCTTTCCCACAACTTAGTTCTACATTAAGTGCTAGGAGTAGAACAAGAAAAGTTGCTAGCACAATAGAAGAAAATAATGAGAAGGCAGAATAAGCCTTCTCTCTTTTGCAAAGGAGAGAAAATAAAATGATTATAGAAACAAAAAATAAAACAATTAATTTAGTACTAAAAACACGAAAAATAGTAGACATAGCTAATCTACTAAAAAATAAAAATTTTGAAGAAGCCTTCACAAGAGCATATTCAATATGTGATAGAGAAGCTTTGTCAAAAATAATATTTAAATTGGCAGAAAACGAGGATGGCAAAAGTACATTTATGACATCAAATGAAGTATATGACTTTATGGATGATTGTAGACTAGAAGGAATAACTGCGAATGATTTATATGAAAAGATTGCAGAGGCATTGAATGATGAGGGTTTTTTCAAAAAGAAAATGAGCAAGAAAGAATTAAAAGAAATGACCTCAAATCCTTTATCAACAATGAATATGAACGATTTAGTTCAAAAGTCAGCAGAAAGTGCAATGAGCAAAATAGCAGAGAAACAACTTCAAGAACAAGGATTTCAAGGTTACGAGGCTTAAATGATATAATAGAAAAAATAAAAACAGCTCATAATTTAGTTGAGTTAATATATTCAATAGAATCTCTAGCGTATTACTTTGATATAAAACCACATGAGTTTTGGAATAGCAGATACTCAGAAATAAATACATATTGTCAAATACATCTTGTAAAAATAATTGATGAATTAAAAAGTGAAATTAATTTGCAAGAAGCGGTTACTAATAAACTTATAAGAGCAGATAGTATGAGCAGAAACCCTAAAATAGTACCAATTAGAGATAATTATAAAGAACTATTTAAGGAAGAGGAACAACAGGTACAATCTCCAGAAGAAATTATAAGAAGAATGAGAAGAATAATGAAAGCAGAAAAAAATTAAAAAAATCATATTTTCGACAAACTTCGACAAAAAAGTATAATTTAAAGTGCTATAATCTTTTTATAATAAATAAGAGGAGGATAATCATGAATGTAGAGGATTTTGTAAAAAATAACAAAACTTATAATTTTTTAAATAAAGGAGCTATAAAGAAAACACAAGCTTTAATTGAAGAAAATGAAAAGTTGTTATATGCACTAGTAACCAATGTGTCAATAAATAAAAATAACAATACAAGTTTTGAAAACCAAAATAAAATATTTGGAGGAGCTTTACAAATTAAAGATGTCTTAAGTGGAGTAATTGCTATAACGGATAAAAGAATTATTTTTTGCAATTCAGTATTAGGAACAGTAAATGAAAAACAAATATTAATAAAAGATATACAATCAATAGACGAACATATAAATGGACTAACAAAAACAGGTGAATTAAGAGTAAATGGAATAACAGAAACGTTCATAATAAAAATTTTAAGAAAAGGCATAAATAAAGAAGTAATAGATGCTATAAATAAAGTAAGAAATATACAGGGAAGTAACAATAGTAAAAATATTCCAATATCAAGTGCAGATGAAATAAGAAAATATAAAGAATTGCTAGATGATGGAGTAATAACTCAAGAAGAATTTGAAATAAAAAAACAACAATTATTGAAGTAGAGAGGCTAATTCAAAATGTTTCAATTGATATGGCTATTATTATGCGCACCGTTTTATATATTATATATATCTATAAAAATAAGTATTTATGCAGTTATTTTTATTATAGAAGTAATAAGTGGTATAATTAAATGTTTTTTACCAAAAGAAAAAAATCAAAAACGATATAATGGAGTAGATATAAAACAAAAAAATAATAAAATAAAACAAAATGAATTGAATGTTTCTAAAGAATATAATTGTAATGTAGACAACTATTATGAAAAATTGCACTATTATGACAAACAAAAAGATATGAATCCTGTAATACATAAGAATAAGTATATGATATCTCAAATAACAGATACGGAACTTAAAGTTACAGTTGAAAAAATACAAGAATTGTATAATGAATTAGGATTTAAGGTTAAAGTTATAGATATTGTAAAGAAAAAGTATATAACTGAATATGAAGTAATATTTTTAAGAA